CGTCCGGGGCGCCACGGTCAGAGTTGTAGCGCCAGCTGCCGGCCCAGACCTCAATTCCCGGGGTTGGTCGCTGAAGAACCCCCGTTCCGCGGAGGTCGTGTACCCCTCGGGGAGGACGATCTTTTTAACCTTCTGCTTGTCCAGGGCGGCGGTGATCGCGTCGATCCCCTCGGCCACCTTGAAGAGCATGGAGACCAGGGTGTCGGTAATCCCCAGCCCCTTGTCCAGGGTCCCGATGCTCCTCTCCACCGCATTCGAGACCGAGTCGAAGGCCTGCCCCATGGTCAGGGACATTTTGCTGAATTCGACCCCGATCTTGGGCGCCTGGGAGAGGAGGGCCTTGGACAGTTTGTCGGCGGTGAGCTTCCCCTCCTCGCCCAGCTTGCGGAGGGCCCCGAGGCTTACCCCGAGGCCGTCGGCCATTGCCCGGGCCAGCCTGGGCGCCTGCTCCATAACCGAGTTGAGCTCGTCGCCGCGGAGGGCGCCGGCCGCCAACCCCTGGGATAGCTGGATGATCGCCGCCTTCGCCTCGTCCCCGGAGGCGCCCGAGACGACGAAGGCCTGATTGATGGCCTTGGTGATGGTGAAGAGTTCACCCTGGGAGAGGTTTAGGTCGGCCGTGGACCGGGCCAGCCGGGCGTACAGGTTGGCGGTGGAATCAAAGGAGGAGGCGGTGGCCTGGGCCAGGGAGTAAAGGCCGGCGGTGGTCTTGCGGAGGTCTTCGGTGGAGGTGGTGACGAGTTTCAGCTGGTTCTGGACCTTCGTCCAGGCCTGGGCGTAGTTCAAGAGCTGGGCGACGGTCAGGGCCGTCCCCAGGCCGCCCAGGGCAGTCCCCAGGCCCATAGAGCCCTTGGCCAGGGTGTCGAACTGTTTCCCGAGGCTGGCTGCCGCCTGCCGCACCCCCTGGATATTCCTCTGGGCTGAACGCGACCCCGGGCCCGTCCGATCCCTGAGAAGCACATTGAGCGTCGGCACCTACTTCCCCCCTCCCGGTTTCACCGCATGGGCCATGAAGCAGCTATCCAGCGCCCGGATAAGCCGAAGAAACCGCTCGAAGTCATCGGGGTCCTCGGGGCCATATCGTCGGGCGTAGGCGTCGATGTCCTGGAAGGTGATGGGGCAGGGCATCGCCACCATGCCCACCCCGATGCTTCTGCCGGCCGACAGGGTCTGGAAGGCCACCCAGATCGGGCCCAGGCCCGGCAGAATCTCGGGCCGCGAGTCCAGGGCCTTGATGGGCTTCCCGGTCTTGAGTTCCGTTTCCTCCAGCTGCCGGACCTTGGGTCCCCAGGTCAATTCCCATTTCAGCCGGCCGACGAGTTTTTTTCCGCCTCTGTGATTTCCTCTTCCCGGTAGACGTTGGCGTCCAGGCTCAGGGCAGAGATGGTTTCGCGGAAGTCTCGGAAGTCGGTCAGCAGCTTCGCCGCCGCCTCCACCGAGTACGCGATCGGCTGCCCGTCGAGCTCCAGGCCCTCCCAGCCCAGGAGGAGGGCCTCGGCCATCGCTCGGATCGCCAGTTCGTCCAGCTTCTCCTTCGGCAGGGTCCCCCGGGAAATCTGGCCCCGGTAGGGTTTGGTGATCCGCTCGACGGCCGTCTGGTGGGCCGGGTTGTTCATCCGGGCGACCTTCACCTTCACGCCGCCCAGGTCATGCCAGACGCCCTCCTCTTCCTTTCTTGTATCCGTTCCAAAGAGCTTGCGGAAATCAGCCATGCAAACCTCGCAGGGGTTTGGTGGGCAGGGGCCGACCCCCCTGCGGGGCCTCCCCCTCCCCGGGCGTTCCCGGGAACTTCAGCAGGGGCTCGGCAGGGCCGGATTGCCTTTCTCAACCCACCCGGCAGATCTGGATCGTCTTGGTAGCCCCGCCGGCGACCAGCAGGACCGGTTCGGCGTTGAAATCGAAGGCCAGCATGATGTCCGCGTCGTTCCCCGGCAGGGCCCCGGGCTCGGCGGTCAGGTAGACCTTGGGGAGGTCAAAGTGGTACAGATGGGTCCCGTCCGTGATCGCAAAGCCCAGAGAGATGGCCGTGTTTCCCAGCAGCTTGGCGCGGAGGGCGGAGGTGGTGTCGTCGAGATAGCACTCGAAGGAGCCGGTCACCTCCAGGGGGCCCTGCTTGACGCCGGTGGTCTGCAGCTGGCCCAGGCCCCGCTGGAATCGCGGCCGGGCGGAGAGGGCCATGGAGATGTCGGTGAGGTAGTAGGTCGTGATCTTGGCGTCGTCTAACCACAGGCCGTCGAATCCGGCGGTGTCCGCGATGACGTCGTTGGCCTGCGCCGCGGTCACCGACCCGGTCCCCGCCTTGGTGGTCTCCTGGGAGACCCGCCGCCCCTCCATCTGCAGGCTAGCGGTCATGATGGCCCCCGCCGAAATCTTCAGGCCGGCCGAGGAGATCACCGCCCCCTTCATCAGCATGAGCTTCGAGGACAGGTCGAGGTACTCCTCCTGCAGCGAGAAGGAGGGCACGTCCGTCCCGTTGCGGATGAAGGAACCCTTGATGGTGATCGAATTGCCAGCTGCCTCGGTGCTCAGGGTGCCGCCCTCCACGACCATCTTGGTGGCGGTGGCTGAGACCACCTTGAACCAGCCGTTGTTGGCGGCGGTCAGGAAGCCGGCTACATAGACCCACTGGCCGATGGTGACGTTGGTGTTCATGCCCGAGGACCCGTTGAAGGAGTTGTCCCCGTTGGCGGCGGAGATGCCGGTGCCGGCTATGTTTGCCGCAGTCGACCAATCGTTCCCCGAGGCGTTGCGGAGCATGGCCCGGAGGAGGAGGTCGTGGTTGTCCCCCTGGAGCTCGAATTCCAGGGAAGCCTCCGGGGCGACGCCGACCCGCTTCGAGCCGGCCAGCTGGGCATCAGACCGCAGCTGGGCGGAGCGGATGACGTTCTGGCCTTCACTAAAAGAGCCCGACACGATCGGCAATTCGAGGAAGGCAGAGTGGGGGGTCGTTCCCCAGGTCGGTTCCTCGACAATAGAGACCTGAACCCGGTTCGAATCAGACATCTTGACTCTCCCGCTTTAGGCGTCCCGGTCGAACCGGAAAGCAAAAGACACGTTGACCTGTTCCCACTCCCCATCGCGCCCGACGGGGTTGATGCTGCCGGCCCGGATGGCGACACCGCCGGCATTCTTTCCTTCCAGGGCGGAGACGACATCGTCGGCCACACCCAGGGCGGTGGAAAGGCCCAGGCCCGGTCCGCTGGGGACAAAGACCTGCACCAGGATCACCCCCACCACCCTGAAGAGGCGGTTGGGGGGGGCTGCCAGGGAGGCCTGCTGCGCCTCCCCCCCTTGGATCGAGACCCGCACCCAGGCCACATGATCCTCGGGGTCAAAGTCAGTCTTGGGATCGAAGGCCACCGAGGGCCAGGCAATCGGGCAATCGGTCGCATGGGAGATGGCCCAGGCGTCCCTGAACTCCCCCAGGATCGCGTCGGTGGCGTCGGAAAAGGTGGTGGGCATCAGTCCCACTCCTCCTTCACCTCGGCCAGGGTCAGCGCCACCACGCCGCCGGGGGCCTGCTGCGAATGCCCGTTCTCGATGCGCCCCGCGTAGGGCACGTTGTTGTTGATCCAGAGGTTCTGCCCAAACTTCACCTGGACAATCTCCTTGTTCTCCAGGCCGGCGACGGTGGCGGCCGCCGCCGCCGGGCTTTTGTCGGGGGCCCCGATCCCCTCGGCCCCCTTCACCTCCGAGGAGGTGGGGCTGCCCAGGGAGACGTGCCAGTTGCCGCGGAACCGCCCGGTATCCACCGGGGATTTGAGCACCACCCCGCGGAGCACCTTCAGGGCCACCACCCGCTTGAACTTGTTTGCCATCTCGGGCACTTGCTTGTCGGCAATCGCCAGCATCGCCTTGTTGAACGCCTCGATATTTGCTTCGAGCTCGACCATCACCGCACCTGTAGCGTCCCCAGGACATCGTAGGCCCCCGAACGCAGGATCTGGACCGAGACGACCCGGAAGGAAACCCCGGCATCCTCCAGCCGGTCGCCGGCCTTGGGCACGATGAAGCCCCCATAGAGGGCCAGGACATAGCGGCGGTCCTGGGCCTGGATTACCTCGCCATCCCGCTCGGCCGCCCGGTAGTCGTCCAGCACCCCGAAAAAGGTGCCGGTGGTCTCGGCGGAGGTGGTCTTCCAGGGCTCCTCCCCGTCGGGGGTGAGGACTGCCCGGCCAAGGGTCAGGGCCACCCCCTTCTTCTGGATGGCCTTGAAGGCCGACCTGACCGTCGCCAGCCCAGCCATCTACGCTAGCCCCTCTCCAGGGTCACCTGGCAGCCGCTTCGGGGCCGGCCCAGGCCCAAGAGGACCCGGTCGATCTGGGGCACCCAGGCCTCGACCGGCGCACCAGCTTCGTACTCGGTCTCGATGGGCCCCACCTTTTCCTTCCGCACCGCCCCGCCGCGGTCATAGGAGGTGTTCAGCGGCGAGGTCAGGTGCAGGAGGGCCAGTTCGCAGGTCGCCTGCATCACCCGCTCGGGCACCGCCCCGGTGGGGTAACTGCGCCCGCCCTCGAAGTCGTAGGCCCCGCTCCGGGGCCAGGAAAGGGCCTGGGAGGTGGTCTGCATCACCCCCCGCCACTCGAACATCCCATCCAGGGCCTGGGAGGCGTAGCGCACGGCCGCCTCCTTCTCCGCGGTCTCCAGAGCCGTCCAGGCAGCCGGCGCTCCCCGACCGGTGAAATAGGTGTCCGCCGCGGCGACCGATAGGTAGGATTCGGCATCCTCCCT